CCGGAGCCGGAGCCGGAGCCGTAGCCGGAGCCGGAGCCGGAGCCGGAGCCGGAGCCGGAGCCGGAGCCGTCATTTTTTACTTCAGTCTTTACGCCTGCCATATAGGGACAGCCTCAATAATCTTTTTAGCTTGTGGTGACACAGGGATTACCTCAATAACGCCAGTTAGCTCATGACCATCAATTGGCGCTGGGAATTTACATTCATTTGGATATCTCACGCCATCAACAGCTAGCTGACTTAAAGATGCGGCACCCTTCCAATACCAGAGCCTTCTTGATTCATCCAAAATTGCCTGTGTGCCATCGGCTGATTTTGATTTTAAATATCCCGCAAAAACCCCAGCGGAATAAGTTCTTATGATCACGTATCGTTTGGATTCTTTCTTGCCCATTCATTCTCCTTTTTTTAATTCTGCATCTGCGACATAATTATCACATCCAAAAATACTATCCATATGTTGACCAAATGTTTTGAATGTCACGTTTGGATCTTCAGACTCAATCACAAGATTACTAAAGCGATAGACGACCTTCGGGTTTTGAGATTGAATGGTGAGGTTATTAAATCGATGTGTAACCACGCCAAATCTGCCAAGCTCCCCCACTCTAGCGTTTTTCATCCTCTCCTCATAACGGGTCTGCATCTCATCAACATCAGCATCACTGGGGCGCCAGTTGGGATCAGGCCTAAATCTTGGTTCATCGTTCATAAAGTCCTCAGTTGTTTTTTATTGCAAATCGAGCAGGTTCTTTTTTGTCCTTCTGTTGTAAATTTCTTATCTCCGCGGTCGATATAAATGGTCGTTATGTTGGTTGATTCCCATTTCCCCCACTTATGAAAACCAAAGAAGCATCTCCAACTCATTTGCATTCCTTGATTAATTCCAAAAGTTTGTCTGCGAGTTTCACGAATTCTTTTTCTTTGGCGAGGAAGCCGGCATCACCAGCAGCATAAGTAGCAGCATNANCAGCAGCATAAGCAGCATAAGTAGCAGCATCACCAGCAGCATAAGCAGCATCAGCAGCATCAGCAGCATAAGCAGCATAANCAGCATAAGCAGCATCAGCAGCATAAGTAGCAGCATAAGCATCATAAGCATCATCATAAACAGCATAAGCAGCAGAGCGCGCTTCGTGCAACTTCTCAAAGTCAATCGGATCTTTTTTTAATTCAGTCAGCACGCCATCAATGGCTTTGAGCGATCTTTCGTTTTTGGTTTTCTCACGCGCAGATTCAACAATGAAAATCAGCATTGGGATTTTGATCTTTTCCAAATCCGCACCAAGATTGATTGTCTCAAGAAATTGAGCCGGCCATTTCATGGATCGTTCAGTCGGCATGCCTTCAAAGATTCGATCTTCCAATCGAGCAAGCCATTGCGGGATTCCAAGCTCAGTTTCATAGGCTGCGTGATTTTCAGAATGGATTGTGCAGCCTACTGCGCAGCCTTTTCCGTTTTCCCAGTATTTGCCTTTGATGATCTCATCGGCGTGGGCGTGGGCCTTCACCCTGTCTAGATATTTTTGCTTGATTTTAGCGTCATTGAAAAAAGCAATCATCAATTCTCCTTATAAAGCGCCCGGGGCCTAGGGAGAGGCGACACAAGAGCTCTTAATCCCTAGATCCAGCCCAAGTAATTTCTCTTAAGGCCCCGAGCAAGACGAACAAATGTTTCCCTCTAGAATCCATCTCTGGAAGCTAAGATAGGTAAACGTTTTTCTTTTTGCAAGGTTAATATTGTATCAATATGGTGCAATGTTTACAATATCGTTACTGATTGATAACCATGTGTGGTATTCTCTAGATATAAGGAGATGTACTATGAAACAAAAATGCAAATGCATCTATTGTGGCGAAACCTTTAACTTCGGCGATGAGGGCGATAACGAGAAAATGCACCTTCGCTGTGAGCGTGAATCCATCCTTGAGAATCAGCAAGATATTGATTACGACGAGTATGATCGCTCTGCCTATGAGAGTGAACGCATCGAAATTATGAGGCATGAGTCATGAGCAAACACACACCTGGTCCCTGGATGGAGGAATCACAAATGAACCAAGTCTCACCGGCCTTCATGCACTATCTAGCTTCATTACCAAGACAAGAAGCAGGTCAACACCTCTTAGAATGCCTAAGATCAAGCCCAGGAGACACTGAGAATGAAGCCTGGAAGATAGATGCGACAAGCTTTAGCAAGGTCCTAGACTACATCTACAAAGGAAACCCAAATGCCCTTCGCTGACCACAAACTCCCACCTAGGACCAGAATAAGGCGTGAGACAAGCCTTCATTGGTCTATTGGTGTGAGAGTCCCTAAAGACATTCATCATAAGTACATGATGGCATCAAAAGAGACCAGAGAGACAGTAAGACGTTTAATGAAGCAATGCTTAAAGGACTTGTTTGATGGGAAGGAAGAATGAATCACCAAAGAGAACGATGGTTCTTACTTGCCCACTCCAACAGTGAAGATGTTTCCAACTCCGATGGCCAGAGATTACAAAGGCAGCGGCGGAAAGAATCGACAATCGATGGATCTTCCCAAAGCAGTTGGTGGGCAGTTGAACCCCCAGTAGGTCGAGTGGCTCATGGGGTACCGCGGAGGGTGGACAGAATTAAGTGCTTGGGCAATGCAGTGGTTCCTGAACAAGCCAAAGAAGCCTTTGAAAGATTAATGGGGATATAAAAGATGTCCATGATTGAAACTCCACTATATTCATCAATTGAGTATGACATCCTAAAAGAGAAAATAATCACCTGGCCATTTCATCAAATCACAGATGAAGTGAGGCTTCATTACAAGGTCATTAAAGATGAAGAAGATCCAGAAGTTATTGGCTGTGGGTTTCATTTCTGTTCAATCAAAGAAACTGGCAGAGTTCTTTATGATGGTAAATTAGCTATAAAATATCCAGATAACCCATGGCAAAATCCAACAACCACCGCTGAAGTATTATTGCATGGGGTAGCTTACTTTGATGGCATCAGACATCTTTACTTTGGAACCAAAGAAACAAAGAATCATGCCTACTTCTTCTATCCTGATATGGAAGAACTCATTTTAATCATGAAGAAATTAGTCGAATTGGAAGACGAATACTGTAAAGACTTGTTTGAGGGGAAGGAATGAAGGTCATTCTGCAGTTCTCAGAGGGTAGTTTTAATTTCTTTGATCCGCTTCATGGGTCTCATTACTCAACCAGTGGGCTTTTAAAGGACGAGGCTATAGCTTTTGCAAAGAAGAACTTTGGTGTTTACAACCTAGAAAAGATCATTGATAAGCTTCGGCAAACAACACCAACGCAAGCCATGACGCTAGGCCTTAATCATGAGGGCAAAGAGACCGAGAAAGAAACCAAGGTTTGGGAGATTGAATTTGAATCCAAGATCGATACACGCGTTGCGACCACTGGGAGGACTAACGCCAGGTCAAGCTTTAAGAGATGAACTTCTCAAGCTTTGAAGATCTCGTCTCCGTTCGTCCCTGTTTTAGGAATTTAACTAAGGAAGGGATGTTAAAAGCGTAAACACTGGCTGAAAGCACATGCTACGCACGATAGTAAGAGTGGCTTTGTTTTCGTTATGTGTTTGTATTTGAGAGCTCAAGATATGTCCGATGTTTTTTTGCTGTCAATCGATTACGCAAGGAGCCGTGGAAATGAAGATCAGTTTTTATGAGTTTAACCAACAAATGGACCGCTTACGCAAGCACTTTGGTCCATGGACATACCCAGACGCTGAAAGAAAGATCATCTTTGGTAAGCTTAATGACCTAACCCTTGAGTGGCTAGAAAGCACGGTTAGCAATATCTTGCTTCGCAACGTAAAGGGCGTTGATTGGGTAGAGATTATTGGTATTGAGAGAAGAAGGATTCGCGAAGGGGAAGAAGCTGCAGACCGTGAATATTTCCACAAGCTTTGGGAAGGCAAAGAGGTGCCGGCAGGACTAGAAAAGGCCTTGGCTGAGATTGGGGCTACATCTTTTCAAGACGCTATTGAGTCTGGGAAGTGGCGAAACTTTAAAAAACAGTACAAGTTTCCAATCGAAGATGATTACACAGTCATTAGTCCAGATGAGCAACAGTCATGAAATCCTGACTTGTGTTACAATAACATCATTGCTACGCTCTATAGACATGGAAGAGATTACTCAAAAGATGTCCATGGTTGAGGCAGAGTTAATTTTATCTTTAGATGAACTTGATCAACCCGACTTGATCTACCGCCCCAAACGACTAAAATACTTGCAAGAAAAGATTGACGTGCTCAGACAAAATCTGAGTCTCTTGCAGAATAATATTGATCAAAGCCCGATACTTCTTTTCAATGTTTCTTAATGCCCACTGAAGAAGAACTATGGAAACCAATTAATGGATTTCCTGATTATTATGTCAGCAATTTTGGTCGATTTAAATCCATCAAATTCAATAGAAATAGAGAAAAGATTTTAAAGCCATTTGAGTCCACTGATGGTTATTTGTCTGTCGATCTTCAATATAATAAGGCGAGAAAAACATTAAAGGTTAGTCGCTGTGTTTTAGAATATTTCCATGGTCCACCGCCAACAGAAGAATATCAAGCGGCCCACTTAAATGGGATAAAGTCAGATAATCATATTTCAAATCTCCAATGGAAAACATCAAAAGAGAACGATATGGATAAAGATATCCATATGACTAGGCCTCTTGGACAAAAAACGAATGTAGCTAAATTAACTCCAGAAGCAGTAGAATACATTCGTCAAAACTACAAAAGAGAATCACGAACAAAATCAAATGCTAGAGAGCTAGCAAAACTTTTTGGTATCGCAAGGCAATCTGTAAATTGGGTAGCTTCTCGGCGAGGATGGAAGCATGTCTAAAAACCCACTCTCAGAGAAGGCGATAGAGAATTCTATTCTTAATTATTTAAAGATACTGGGTATTTTTGCATGGAAAAATAACGTCGTTGGGATATGGGATAATACTAAGCGTATTTATAGGAAAAACAATAGCCCTTATGCGGCGCGCGGCTCAAGCGATATAATCGGCATTCTTCCAGACGGCACCTTCTTTGCCATCGAAGTCAAAGCTAGGTATGGCAAGCCTTCGCAAGAACAAACCCAGTTTATTAACAATGTGATCAAGAATAGGGGACTAGCCTTAGTGGCTAAGTCTTTAAGTGATGTCCAACGCTTTTTAGAGGAGAACGGCTATGCCACAAGAGTCATTAACACCTAGAACCAAGACCGAAGTCGATCAGGAATACACCAATGCCTGCACCATACTTGGACATAAGGTCAGTCTTAAATCTAGACTCGACAGAGAGATTAAACTGCTTGAAGCTAGAGTGAGTGAGCTTCAACAAGAAACTGATTTTATCGTTGCTGAGGAGATAAAGACAAAAGCCACGATACAGCCATTACCTTCACCAGAAGAGGGCAAACTTGAAATTGTCCCGTGATGAGAAAACATTCCTAGATAGAGTTTGTTTTCGTTTATTTAAGAACCCACTTAAATGGCGCCAGATGCTTAAAGAAGGCATGAGCCATGATGAAGTTATGCAAGAACTAGTTAATAAAACCAAGGAGACCCAACGTGAAAATAAAGTTCGACCAAAATTCAATCTATCTGCCAGTAACGATGAAACAATTCGAGAGCCTCACAAACGAGATCCTAATTGAGGTCAATAAGCTCTGCCATCCGCTCTTCTTAAGTGCTGATTACCTAGCCCAAATCCTCATGAGTGCAATACACGCTATGGATCATAAACATGGTAGAGTCCTTAAGTCTGATCTTTTTGAATCCTGCGTTAATCGCATATCCTGCCACGTAACCTATGACTGTGTGCAAGAAATCCAAGCCAAACTTAAGGCCAAAGAGGGCACAACAGAGTCTCCAAGCATTGATGACCCGGAAGATAGCATCTTAACGCCAGGACAAGCCTCTAGCGACATCACAACCAATAATGGCATTGACACCTCACCACCTGAAACAACCCAGGGGCCAGCTATAAATGAAGCGATGCAGTAAATGGTACTCTGATCCATGCAAGCATCCCCGTTTCAAAGAAATGCAAGATAAGTACTACGCACGCCTTAAAAAAGAAGGGTTCATCGATATCGAAGACCATATCCAGGCTCAACTCTCAAGCGAAGTCGCAAAAGACGGCACCCTCATTGATGCTGATCACGGGGGCCGACCCTTGAAGAAATGGACCGGCACATCCCAACTCATTAACCTTACCCAAGATAAGCTCTCAGATATTATTGATACAGTTCTAGTTCAAGCAGCAGGACTTCCAATACAATCCTCTTTCCCCACACCAGTCTTCTCCATTGAAGATCGCTTTAGCACCCACCCGGAATTCATGAAGGCATGTGAGTTTTTATGCAAGCACGGCAATTCAGTCCTGACTTATCTCAAGATCAAAACCATCTGGACTGCATTTATTGATGGTAGTTCAGAGCGTGATATCGCAAGCGCAGTAAATGTTTCCCCCTTCACCGTTCATCATACAATCGTACGTCTAAAGGAATGGATGAACACCATGAGTATAGAAGAACAAATCCCAAGAGAAACAAAAGTCATCATTAGACCTTATGATCATGAAACTGATGGCGCTTTTTTATTTAGTACCTGGAGAAACTCCATTTGGTATGAGAATCATAAAGAACCTCAGACCAATAAATTCCACAGAGTTATCAACAAAGAAATCAGAGACATTTTAAGGGCCTCAAAGGTCAAGATCGCTTGTCTTGACGATGATCCAAATCAAATAGTGGCCTACGCAGTTATGAATGATAAGACAGTAGAGTTTGTTTATGTGAAGATCGGCTATAGAAAGAATGGCATTGCAAAGATCCTCACCAAAGGCTTTACCCATGTGGCAGAGCCGCTAACAAGGATTGCAAAAGCAATTGTCACTAGGAAAGAATTAAAGGTGCGCTAGTGAGTGAAGCCCTAAATAAATTAATGAAGACCGGCATACCTTGCACCCACGCAAGATTTCATGAGCCAGTCCCACCAAAGCTTAACAAAGAACCCGTTGGAGAGTTTCGTCTCGTCACTAAAGACAATAAGTACAAAGTAAAAACCATGCTCTACACCCCGCATGGACTCATCTGGGAATGTGAGAGTGAAACTAATATCGTGCCACTTGCTAACGTCATTTATGTGAGACTTGCACAAGGAGAATCTAAGGATGCCAGCAAAGCTTGAGATAGATGAAACTCAAGTCGAAGAACTAGCTTCTATCTTTTGCACAATGAAAGAAATAGCAGCAGTTTGTGGCTGTTCAGTTGATACCATCGAAAGACGTTTTGCGGAAGTTATCGAGAAAGGGCGCGAGAGGGGTAAACAAACCCTTAGGCGAGCCCAGTGGCATGCAGCACTTAATGGCAATGTAGTCATGATGATCTGGCTTGGTAAACAGTACTTAGATCAAATGGAACGGGCTCAAATTGTCTTAGAGAAGCTCCCGGATGAAATCATTGTAGCTGAAACGCAAAGAAGGATCGAACTTGCAACAAAATCATCGAGAGGCGCTTGAGAAGTTCCTAAGCACAAAGACCACCAATCACCAAAACTTACTAAATACTGTAAGTAATGATGCCTTTAAAGAACAACGCAAGTTCATCGATGATCCCTCAAAGCTAAAAGCCCTTCACTGCACACGTCGTGCTGCAAAGTCCTACACCGCGGGTCTTTATATGGTCGAGACGTGTCTTAAATACCCAGGCTCAAACTGTTTATTCATAGGCCTTACACGTCAAACAGCCCTAGACATCATTGATAAAGACATCCTCCAGGTCATTAACCGCAAACACAATTTAAACATCGAACTTAATAAAGCCTCACTCACTTACACCTTCCCCAATGGCTCAATCATTAGGATTGCAGGCGTTGATGTCAGTGAAGATGAAATGAATAAGCTCTTAGGTAAGAAGTACCGGCTTGTCTGCATTGATGAGGGCTCACTCTACACCGTGAACATGAGACATTTAGTCTATGACATTCTAGGTCCTGCCATGGCTGATGAAAAGGGCACCACCTGCTTCTTTGGAACGAGTTCAAACATCACGCAAGGATTATTCTTTGATATCACTAATGGCAAAGAGCAGGGCTGGAGCTTGCATCAATGGTCGGCACACCAAAACCCTTTCATTGATTGGCAAGCCCAGCTTACGGAGATAGCCAAGAATCGGCCCCTGTATATGGAAACCCCACAGTTTCGTCAATGGTATTTAAATGAATGGGTGATTGAGACTGATAAATTGGTTTACAAACTTCACCTAGAACGAAACACCTTTAGAGATTTGCCACACCCAGAATCAAAAGGCTGGCACTACATATTATCTTGTGACCTAGGCTGGGAAGATGACACAGCCATTGTCCTATCTGCCTATCACGATAATGAACCAAACTTTTATGTGCTAAAGACCTTTGCACAAAAGCATATGACCTTTGATGCGGTCGAGACAAAGCTTCTAGAGTTCTTAAATGACAAAAAATACCCTTGTAACTCAGTCATTATTGATGGTGCCAACAAGCAAGGCGTTGAGACCATGACCATGCGCTCTCAGATCCTCTTTGAATACGCCGATAAGCTTGGTAAATCTGATCATATCGAGATCCTCAACGGGGACCTCATCCAAGGTAAAGTTAAAATCCAGTGTGACCTTCATGACCTCATTGATGAAATGATGTCGCTCGTATGGCAAACAGACGGGGAAAAGATAAAGCTTCCACGTAAAGAACATCCTTCTCTGCCTAATCATAGGTGTGATGCTTTATTGTATGGCTGGTTTAACGGTTATCATTTTCTCTCAAGCCCTGCAAAGGTAGTCCACGCCCAAGGCACGCCTGAATACATCAGAGAACAAGAAGAACTGCATAAGGCTGCGATTAGAGAAAAGATTATGCGCGAGCAAGCCCTTAAAGACCCTAACCTCAACGTGGGTTGGGTGAAGAATGCTCAAGGCCGTGATCCTTGGCATGATTGGTCGGATTAAGATCTAAAGCATACCAACAATTACATGAACAAGCTCCCCTTTCTAAAAGAAAGAGCTCCAGCCACATTACGTAAGCTCTCGGGAGTCTCAAAATACGGCTTTAGCGAAGATGACGAGCTGATTGAATCGACTCTTGATGAGCTCATGGCTGCGATACATGAAAAAAACCCACAAAACTTAATACAAGCCCTCAAAGCATTAATCGAAATCATATCTAACAAAGAGGAGTCCAATGGGACCGACGTACAAGAAGCGACCTAAGATGGACGATGGTGGTGAAGTAAAGCCATCAACCCCCCCACCGGCACCAGATCCAGACAAAGTTAAGGGCTTCACCAAAGGTTTTAATGGTGGAGTTGATTGGGCAGAGGGTGGGGAAATTAAAGAAGGCCCGGCAGAGGAATCAGATCCAGATGATGAAATCCATGGAATGCTAGGTGAAGAAATCCATTCCGCCATTGAGTCCAAAGACAAAAAGAAACTCATGCAAGGCCTAGAGGCTTTGATCATGTCCTGCATGAATAAGCGCGGGGAAGAATAGTGCAAGACGTATTCATCCTCGTAGGCAGTCCTGGCACTGGCAAGTCTTGGGTGTCTTCTCAACTCCAAGACAAGTTTCATGTGATGGAGCATGACTCCTTCAAAGACAAAAAAGCCTACATGTATTCTCTTATCAACGCTGCCAAAGAACGCTCGATGCCAATTCTAGCTAACACCCCATTTGGTCTATCAGAGATTATGGAAACTCTAGCTAACCATATGGTGAAAACAAAGCCTGTGTTTATCATCGAACCAGAGAACGTGCTTCGGGGCAGATATGCCGCTCGGGGCAGATATGCCGCTCGTGAAGGTAAAGAAATCCCACAAGGACACCTCACTCGTCAGCACACCTATTTAGAACGAGCCCAACGCCTAAATGCCTTTCACGGCACCTCGACTGAAGTTTTAAATCATCTAAAGGAGCAATGAAATGTTTGATGATATTAGCGCAATGATTCGTAAGCAGAAGAAGAATAAGCTGCGTCCCGATATGGATGATGCTGGCCAAGAGGCAGTAGATCCTAATGAAGCCTGGGACGACAAAATGGCAGGTGAAGTCAACGTAGCCCTTGGGGACCCCGACCATCCGCCAGCTAGTGCTACTGAAATGGGTGAGGATGAGTCTTCTCAAAGCAAAGATAAGCTTAAGAAATCCATGAAGCGCATTAACTCTTACTTTGACGACATGGGCTTATAAGTGGGCATCAAAAAGACTCTTGTTCTCATTGAGACGCTAAAGGCGAATGGAGTCATTCATTTTAAGAGTGGTGAATTTGATATCACCTTTGATGCAAAAGTGAAGCTCCCGGCAAAAGCTCAAGCCCAGCCGGCTCAAGAGCAACAGCAAATGGAGTTTGCAAACCCAGAAGATACCAAAAGAGCAGAAGAACTTCTTAACCTTGTAAAGATGACTCCAGAACAACTCGCTGACCAAATGTTTCCTGCAGGAGCTAACTAATGGCTTGGGAAGTCGCACCAATTGAAGTTGTAAAGCCTAAAGACAAAGTCATTGACCCTCGGGATAAGAAGACTATCCCAAAGGCTAATGGCTATTACCAATGGTGGTTAGCAGAAGATGAAAAAGAACTCTGTGCTCAGCTTTTATCAACCACGCAGTTCCTCAAGAATTTCCATTCAGCACGAATCAGGCAAGCCTCCCTATATTCTCGTCTCTTTTCTGGGAAGCCTTTATATAATTACCTCGCAAGCACATCGACCTTGGATAACTCACAGCAAATGCCAATGGGTCGCCCCACGGCAAATGTCGTGTATTCTTGTATCGACACCATCACCTCGAAAATATGCCAAGAGAACCCAAGACCTGTATTTTTGACCGATGGTGGTCACTACAAAGAACGACGATTAGCTAAAGAACTTAATAACTTCATCATGGGGGAGTTTCACAGAACCAAGGCCTATGCCTTAGGGGCTGAAGCCTTTAGAGACTCTGCCATGCTTGGCAATGGTCTCATTAAAATAGTTAAGAAGGATAAAAAGACTGCATTAGAGCGCACTCTTGAAACAGAGCTGCTTGTTGATTTCAATGACGCCTACTACAGAAAACCACAAGCCCTAATTCACACGAAACTTTGTGACCGCGGCCTTCTTGCTGATGCCATGCCTAAGGAATCAGAAAAGATCTATAAATCCCAAGGCGGCAGTGTCGATAATTCCCCCCAAAGCACAGATACAGTTTCAGATCAAATTATCATAGCCGAAGGCTGGCACTTACCAAGCGGAGAGGACGCTAAAGATGGCAGGCACACAATTGTCTGCTCTGAAGGGTGCTTGCTTGATGAAGAATGGGATAAGGATTACTTCCCGTTTGCAAAATTAGACTACAACCAAAACACAGTGGGCTGGTTTAGCCAAGGCATGGCTGAAATCCTATTCCCCACACAAATGGAAATCTATAAAATGCTCATCATTGCCTCTCAGTCGATTGAAATGACTGGAGTGCCAAAGATAATCATTTCAGAGCTTTCCAAGGTCCTTGAGACTGCCTTTAACAACAACATCTCTAGCATCATCAAAGTTAAGACGATGGCAGAAGCTCCTCAGTTTGTGAACGCTACGTCGAATAACGAAGAAATCTATTCTTACATTAAATGGCTCATTCAAAACGCCTATCAAATGAGTGGCATTAGCGCCATGTCAGCTAGTGGGCAAAAGCAAACAGGGGTTACAAGTGGCGAAGCCATGCGAACTCTTGATGATATTCAGACTGAACGCTTTGCAGCCCTTCAAAGACGTTATCAAGACTTCTACATCGATCTAGCCTACAAGATGATTGATGCTGCAGCTGATATTGCAGAAGTTGAAGGATCTTACACTACAGTTTACCCAGGTAAAGACGGCACCAGGGAAGTAGAGCTCCCAAAAGTAGGGATGCTTAAAGATACCTACATCATCCAGTGCTTTGATGAATCAAGTTTGCCTAAAGATCCAGTTGGCCGGCAGGCAAAACTAAGTGAAATGCTCGCAGCTGGTGAAATCTCTAATCAAGAGTTTCGAAGATTAAGCAACTTCCCAGACCTTGAACAAAGTGATCAATTGGCGGTAGCCCTTGAAGAAAGAATCCTTCACGACCTAGACGCTATTATTGAAGAAGGTGAAAAGGGCTACTCCCCACCAGATAGCTTTGTCTTAGATCCAACAGATCTAGCCACTACTTTGACGGTTCAAACTATTAATAAATATGCAGTCACAGATTTAGAAGAAGAAAAGATGGATCTTCTTTATCAATACTTTAGTGCTGTTCAGGTTCTTAAAGCCAAAGCTGCTCCGCCTCCTCAACCTATGGCGCCAGTTGGTGGAACTCAAGGAGGAGGTCCCCAGGCGCCGCCCTCAGGCCCACTGCCCGTTGCCCCACCACAACCATCTATGGCCCCAACCAGTGGCGTTAGAGTCTAAATCTAAAAAAGTACGCAAGAAGAAACCAAACAAAAGGAGATTGTTATGTCATGGACCGCAGAAGATATGCCAGCGCCCGCACTCGCGAAGACTTTACCTGAACCCAGTCAGCTCGACCTACCATCTAAAGA